CTTTTACAAACTCCGCTGTAAAGATTTTGTCTTGGACGGTAGCCTCAACCACGCGGCGCATGATATCGGCATTTGACAATCTGGGGGAATAGATAGTAACTACTTCATTCACGGCATTCACTCGTATGCTGTTGGAAAGACCCTCACCTTAGACCATAACAAGGATTTTGTCAATCGAAATTATTTTCTTGACAGAGATTTAAATCCATGATATCAGATATGGTTATCGTCTCCCGAAACTCTAAGTAATATATTAATATGAATAATATTATTAAAGATTATATATATTCTATAGATATACCTATAGATACTTCTGTACGGTTAGACTGTCCTATATGTAGTGGTACTAAAACACTATCAGTAACAAAGTTTACTGATTGTACTAAGTATTACTGCTTTCATGCTAACTGCACTAAAGGTGGTGTTATCAAAGAGGGGTTAAACATAACATCCTTTAATACACCGACAATACAAGACAATGGAGATACTCCTAATAAGTTACAGGAGGACAAACAGCATTGGCGTAGGGGTATGTATACCACAGAGTTTTGTAATTACATACTAGATAATAGATGCGACTATGCAATGTCTAACAAGCTTGCTGACATACGACACGACTACAAGCAGGATAGAGTAGTGTTCGTAATCAAAGAAAACAATAAAGTGGTGGATGCTGCCGGTAGGTACATAGGGAAAAATGCTGGCTTTGTACCAAAGTGGTACAGATATGGTGATAGTGGTACTCCCTTCATTTGCGGCACCTCTAGTCACGCTATAGTTGTAGAAGACTGTGCTTCAGCCTGTTCTGTATCATCTTTTTCAACCGGGGTCGCTCTGTTGGGAACCAGCCTATCTGAGAAAGTCCTTGACATTCTCTCAGATTTCGATACCGTGACTGTTGCGTTGGATAAAGACGCTACAACTAAGTCTATTGACATGGTTATGAGATTAAACTGGGAGCTTGATAATGTAAACATGGTTGTACTTGAAAGAGATTTAAAGAAGTTGGATGTTAAAGAGTCAAAAAAGGTTTTGAAAATAGATGATTGATAGATCAGTACTTGTTGCTTGTCTAACCAAAGAAAATTACAACAGAGTATCTAGTCTAATAAAAAAGGAATACTTCCCAAAAGAAGTAGCGACCATAGTTGAAACACTTTCTTACCTACACAGTACCTATGAGGGCGATCTTACTGCAGATGACATTCTTCTTGGGCATCAGGCTAAATACCCTGCTCTACCAGAGGCTACAGCCAGTAAGGCTGTTAAAGAGATTGAAAAATTACGCTCTACAAAAGTTAACGAAGAGCTAGTCGCAGATGTACTACATGCCTTTTGGAAAAGAACTAAAGCAAAAGAGATAGGCGAACAAGCCCTAGACATATTTGTTGGTAAATCAAACAATACTAACACTCTCTTTAACTGTGTAGAAGAGCTTAAAAACAATGACATCAAACAATCACAGACTTACTCAGTTCTTATTGACGACATTGAAACATCTTTAGATGAGTTTGAACGTGACCCAGAGTTTCCTTTTCCTACTTCACTAAGGGACTATGTACCGGGAATAGACAGACAGAATCTAGGAGTTATCTTTGCAAGACCAGAGATAGGAAAGACTTCCTTCTCTGCTTGGTTAGCCGGTTGGTATGTTAAGAACAAGTTCAAAGTTGCTTATTGGGGCAATGAAGAGCCTGTAAAAAAGACAAGGATGCGGGTTGCTAAGTCCATAACAGAAATGTCGAAGCTAGAAGTCCTTACAAACAAAGACAGCTTTATAGATCAGTACAAGGAGCTTGCAGTACCCTACATAAGCTTCATGGATTGTGTAGGCACTTCCGTACAGGAGATTGAGGACTACTGCATACGAAATGAAGTTGACATAGTAATTATAGATCAGCTAGATAAGATTAGAGTAGATGGAGAGTTCTCTCGCGGAGATGAGAGGCTAAAAGAGTTGTACTGCCGTTCGCGTGAGCTTGCTAAGAGGAATAATGTAGCACTATGGGCAGTATCACAGGCCTCGTATGAGGCTCATGGTAGAGAGACTATTGACTATTCAATGCTTGATGGCTCTAAGACGGGCAAGGCTGGTGAGGCTGATATAATCATTGGCATTGGTATATCGGAACATGAAGAGTTTAGAACTATTAAGTTCTCTAAGAACAAGATAAATGGCTTTCATGGTTCCGTAGTTCTTCGTAGAGACGGTGATAGGGATATATTCTCTTGATTACTACATTAGATATAGAAACTACAATGACGTTTGATTCAAATACAGTTTCTTCACCGTTCTTCGGTAATCAAATAGTATTTGTAGGTATAAAACGAGAAGTACCTAATATGTATGCGGAGAATATTGAGGTATGGTTTTATCACGATGTCATACGTGCAACAGAAAATGGTGTGCATAAGGTACAGTCAGCACTAGACAAGGCTACCTGTCTTGTAGGACACAATCTTAAGTTCGATCTACAATGGCTACGTGCCTGTGGTTTTAAGTATGATGGTAAACTGTTCGATACTATGATTGCTGAGTACTTGCTGGCTAGAGGGAACAAGGTTGGCTTGAGCCTTGCTGCTTGTTGTGAAAGGCGGGGGTTGGGTGAGAAGAGAACTGACCTTACAAAAGAGCATATCAAAAACAAAGTTTCCTACGAAAGTATGCCACCTGATATTGTTAATCAGTATTGTATGGCTGATGTTAGTATTACAAAACAACTAGCAGATGCACAGATTAAGGAGCTAGGCATGTCTTGGGAAGATTACTCCCCCGGTTTATTTTTGAAGGTGCCACATGAAAAATGTGCTTAGTCTTTCTATGGATATGCTGGACGTTCTCATTGACATGGAGAGCGCCGGTATAAAGATATCTAATGATAAACTAGCTAAAATTAAGCTGGAGTATCAAAATGAGTATAACGCGCTATACAATGACTTGATGGCTATTGCTGAACGGGCTATGGGAGATACTCCTATCAACCTTGATAGCCCAGATGATCGTAGTATACTGCTATACTCAAGAAAGGTTTCTGATAAGTCCGCTTGGAAAGAGTCTTTTAACATAGGTACTGAGCTTCGTGGCAATACAAAGAAACAGAAGAATAAAACTAAAATGGATAGGCAGTCGTTTAACCGATTAGTTAAGGAGCTAGCACCAGTAGTTTACAAGACTATTGGCAGTGCTTGTTCCCACTGTAACGGTAAAGGCTCTTTCTATTACACACTAAAGTCGGGTGATAGAAGCAAGAATAAAAAGAAATGCACAAAATGTAACGGTGTAGGTATAATATACAAGAGGTTAAACGAGGCCGCTGGTCTTAGGATAATTCCTAGAGGGCCAGAGGACACTGCTTCTGGTGGCTTTAAGACAGACAAAGAAACACTTGTTCAGATACGTCTTGATCTAGAAGGAGATGCTAGAGAGTTCGTTGACAAGTACATGAGGTACTCTATGATTAGAACGTACCTCAACACATTTGTAGATAGTTTGGAGAAGTATCAAGATGATAACAGCTTTATTCATCCTCAGTTTAATCAGTGCGTCACTGCTACTGGAAGACTGTCATCAAGTAGACCAAACTTTCAAAATATGCCGAGAGGAAGCACATTCCCTGCAAGAGAAGCAATTGTTTCTAGGTATGAAGGTGGCTACATTTTAGAAGGTGACTACTCACAACTAGAATTTAGGGTCGCCGGATTTCTATCTAAAGACCCTGTAATCTACAAAGAAGTAACAGATGGATATGATGTGCATTCTTATACGGCTAGCATTATGGGTGTTTCCCGTCAGGATGCTAAAGCGCATACATTTAAACCTCTGTACGGCGGTATGCTTGGCACTAACAGAGAGATGGCTTACTACTCTGCTTTTAGAGAGAAGTACCAGTCTGTAGCAAGGTGGCATGAAGAACTTCAAGAAGAGGCTGTAACTACGAAGAAAGTTGTACTGCCCTCTGGAAGAGAGTATGCATTCCCCTATGCTAAATACACTAGAAGAGGAACTGCAGTAGGGGCTACTTCAATTAAGAACTATCCGGTACAGGGCTTTGCTACCGCAGACCTCCTACCGCTGGCCTTGATCCATCTACACAAGAGCCTTAAGTCTATGGTTGATCCCAAGCCAAAGAGTAAGATTATAAATACTGTACACGATTCTATTGTCATGGATGTACACCCAGACGAGAAGAATACTATGATTGAATTACTAAGAAGGAGTATGTTATGCATACCTAAAGAATGCAAAGAAAACTTTGGTGTTGACTTTGATATGCCTATTGATATAGAATTAAAAATAGGCCACGATTGGCTAAACTCACAGGAGATTGAATTAGCATGAGCGCAGTAATGAAGATTGAAGATTTTAATGATGAAAACGTAGCCAAGATTGCGGCTATGATCGGACAGGTAGACGAGAGTGTAAGTGCTACTGCCGGTCTACCCCGTCTAGCAATTGAACAGCAGAATGAAACCAAGGAAGGCGATACCCTGCCAAAGGGTTCTTTCCGTTTGCGTATTGGTGATAAGTCTGTATACAGTAAAGAACTGGAAGTGCGTTTATTTGTTCGCTACTACTCTTACGATCTTTGGAACAATGAGCAGCCAGAACTTTCCGTTCGCACAGTGCTTGCGCCCTCACTCAGTGATGACTTCCCTGATACTAGTGGTGGCAACAAGTGCGGTAAGCTATCTAAGGATGAGGTATCTGGACTACCCGCTAACTCCATTGAACATGCAAAGCAGAAGAGCATTAAATGTACACAGGTTGTATATGGTATGATTACCTCTGCACAGGATGCTAAAACTATTGATGGAGAAGAGATAGAACTAAAGGGTACTCCGTTTATCTGGGCAGCAAGGGGATCAGCCTTTATGCCTGTCGCTAACTACATCCGCGAAGTCCCATCCAACAAGATCATGTTTGGGCAGAAAGCGAAAGTATCTACTAAGCGTAATGTAAATGGTAGTGTTATTTATTATACTCCAGTATTTGATAAACCAAAACCTGCTAAGGTACAAGAGAGTGATATTGAACTTCTCAATACCTTTATGGAAGATATCGACAAATGGAATACTAGAGTTATTAAAGAGTTTAAGGATCGTAAAGATTCTGTAATAGCTAGAGATGATCTAGATGTTGCTAATTCTTTAGAGGTGGCGGATAGCATCTGATGTCATCAATGCTGTTACATAAAGTACAGCATTTCCTTGAGAAAGCGTCGAGGGGTGAAGGCGAAGGTCTTCCCCCTCACCTTATCGAAGAGTTTAAGGAGATGTGTGGCTCCGCTATCGAAAGGCAGTTTGCTAGGAAACCTGAGTATCGGGTACGCATGTCCGGTGTAGGTAAGCCCCTCTGCCAACAAAAGATGTCTATCAGAGAGGACAGAGAAGAAGAGGTAGACTACACTCTCGTAATGAAGTTCCTGTTTGGTGATTTGATAGAGGCTGTTGCTGTTACAGTATTGAAAGCCTCTGGCGTAGAAATACAAGGAGAACAGGAAGCTGTTAGTCTTGACATTGGTGGTACAACCTTAAGAGGAACCTACGATGTAAAGATAGATAACAAAATATATGATATTAAGAGTGCTGCTCCCGGTTCCTTCTCTATGAAGTTTGCAGCTAATCGTGGCTACAACAACATCAAGAAGGATGATGTTTTTGGTTACGTGCCACAGGGCTACTTATACTCTGAAGCTGCAGGTACTTCCTTCGGTGGTTGGATAGCAATCAATAAGGCTACTGGAGAGTGGGCTGTATGTGAAGCACCGCTGGTGCAGGATGAAGATAGAGAAGAGGCTCTAACCTTAGCCGATAATAATATAAAAGAAGTGCTTAACAATCCTACTATTGATAAGTGTTTTACAGACTCTATAGAAACTTACAAAGATAAAGCAACGGGTACTGTTAAGAAGACAGGCAATCGTCTTATGGATAGAACCTGTGGTTACTGTGGCTTTAAAAAGTATTGCTGGCCTGATGCTGCTTATAAGATGTCTGCTACTTCAGCAGCTAAGACTAAGCCTAGAGTATGGTATACAAAGCACGTAAAGGATGAAGTGTAATGCCCTTATATATGCCAGAAAGAATTAGCGACTTAGAAATACAACAAAACCCCTATGCGACCTTTGTTTACTTTGATACAGTAAAAGGAGATTGCTTTGTTCAAGACAACCTACATGTTAAGTCAGCCGCCACTAATGCTAACCTCATTTGCATAGTTTTTGCAAAAGATATGTCACCGGATGGGTTTTGGTCGAAAGAAGAGTTTAATAGCACTGGAAAGTCTGCAATATCTGAGAGCTTTGTTAAAATACGTAGGCAAAGACAGGTTAACAAACTTGTAGTCTTTCCTATGGTGCCTTTTTCACTTGCTAAATCAACCGCCCCTGAATGGGTTCAAGACTATATGGATAAATGCTATATAGAGATGGTTAATTCAGGGTTTACACATGCGATTTAGATCAAAATTTGAAGCTGAAGTTGCAATGTCATTAGATAGGCTTGGTGTATCCTTTGAGTTTGAGCCTAATAAGATACCCTTTCAACCGCCGCCAAGGGTCTACATACCTGACTTTTATATACCTAGAAATGATATGTATATTGAGGTTAAGGGCAGGTTAACACAAGGCGATAGAGTTAAACATCTGCTAGTACAAAAACAAAACCCTGACTTTAACGTTAAGTTCTTCTTTGCAAACGCTAACAAGAAAATATATAAAGGGTCCAAGACTACCCATGCAGATTGGGCAGAGCGCCACGGCTTTGATTGGGCGCATAAAAGATTGCCTGTGGAGTGGTTTGATGAGTGATGATGGGTTCACGTTCAATCCTGACGAAGATAGTGTCGTGGATGAGGAGATGAAAAAGAAGATTTCAGAAGAGACTTTTTTTCTCTCTCCTGACAGGCTATACATAGTCTTAGACCCCATATCTATTGACAAGGTTACTGTCCGCGCATATGATACATCAGACTCAGAAGAACTTAGCGCGGCCCATATTCTACAGCAGGGTATGCTTAGTCTTCTGGAAACGGATTATGATTACTTAATGCAGATAGGGCATGAAGCTACATTAGAAAGTATATCAGAGCATCGTAGTAAAGAAGGCAGTACAAAGATTACTGTCGATGAAGTTTATGACAATGTGATACGGGTTGAATTTAGCAAGGACAACTAATGCCAGATGAGAAAAAATACTTAAGCTCTATACAAGCTATAGATAATGACAAAGAATTATCTTACTCAGTAAATAATCCTGATCATTATAATCAAGGAGAAATAGAGACTATAAATATTATACAAGACTCACTTTCTCCAGAAGCTTTTCGAGGTTATCTTAAAGGTAATATATTAAAGTATATGTGTAGGTATGAGTACAAGGGTATGCCTAAGAAAGACCTTCTTAAGGCCGAGTGGTATCTAAAAAAACTTATTAAAGAGGTAAAGAATTAAAAATGAGCAACAACTACTTCCCTACAGACTATCAAGAGTTTATCCACTTGTCTAGGTATGCCCGTTGGTTGGGGGACAGGCGCGAGTCTTGGCCTGAAACCGTTTCAAGATACTTTGATTTTATGCAGGAACATCTGAAAAAAGATCACAATCATACCATTCCTAACAGAGAGGAACTTGAAGAGGCTGTACTTAGTCTTCAGGTAATGCCTTCTATGAGAGCTTTGATGACTTCCGGTCTTGCTCTTTCTAGAGATAATACTGCAGGATATAACTGTTCATACATTCCTGTAGACTCTCCGCGATCTTTTGATGAGATACTGTACGTTCTTATGTGTGGTACAGGAGTAGGCTTTTCATCTGAAAGAAAGTATACAGATAATCTACCTGTTGTTAACGAGCATTTTGAATCTACGGAAACGACTGTTGTTGTGCAGGATAGTAAGGCAGGGTGGGCTAGGGGCTTGCGTGAGCTAATTGCCTGTCTCTACGCAGGTCAGGTGCCAAAGTGGGATTTGTCCCGTCTACGCCCTGCAGGAGCGCGTTTAAAGACCTTTGGTGGCAGGTCGTCCGGCCCTGCTCCTCTGGATGATCTTATGAACTTTACCGTAGCT